CTCAGGTGTACGGAGTACAGGACAAGACAGGTGACTTCAAGTCCATCTACGAGCCAACGCACGTGTTGAGCGCGTCGTCGAATACAGCACAGGGCGTTGAGGATGACGTGAACAACTTCACGCTCATTGGTGACACAGCCGACTTCAAGAAGTTCGGCTTCAACGACAAGGAGAGCTTCGACCGTGCACTCCGGACCAAGGTGTGGTGGGTGTGGGACAAGATTACGCGCCGTGTCTACATGTACAATGACAAGAGTTGGACGTGGCCGATCTGGGTGTGGGATGACCCGTATCAACTTGACACGTTCTTCCCACTGTTCCCATTGTGCTTCTACACTAACCCTGATGGTGGTGAGAGTAAGGGGGAGGTCACTTATTATCTTGACCAACAAGACGGGATCAATGAGATCAATGACGAAGAACGTCGTGCCCGGTTGCAGGTCAAGAGGAACATTGCATACAACAAGAACGTGATCTCGCCCGAGGACTTCGAACGTGTCATGAAGGGCGCAGATGACAAGGGACTTGGACTGGACATCCCCGAGGGGCAGACGTTGAAGGATCACATCTTCTCCGTCGCACCTCCTAGCCTCAACTTCCCGCAGATATTCGACACGAGCCGGAAGCTGGACGCGATTGGTCGGATCAGTAGCGTTACCGACGTGATCCGTGGTGTGCAGTTCAAGACGAACACGACCAATCGCGCAATCGACAGCTATGAGAGTACGACTGCAACGGTACTTGACGAGAAGATCGACGCAGTCGAGGAGTTGATCGGCAACGTAGGTTGGGCAATCGCGCAGATGTGCTCACAATTCATGGGGCCAGAAGATGTTGCACCGCTTATCGGCGCCGAGGCTGCGTCCACGTGGGTTCAGCGCACACCGCAGGAGATACGTGCAGGGTTTGATCACCAAGTTATTGGTGGCTCGGCACAGAAGCCCACTTCACAGGCGAAGAAGCGGGAAGCCGTCGAGGTTGGTCAGGTTCTTGGGCAGTTCGCTCGCACAACACCGGCAGCAATACTTGTTGCGTTGAAGGTGTTCGAGCAAGCGTTCGACGAGATCGTGATCAGCGAGGAGGATTGGAAGTTCCTCCAAGAGACCATACAGGAGCAACTGAAGCGCGGTGACAGCACTGGTGGTGCTGGTGAAGGCGCTCCGAACGCACAAGGGGGACCGAACACTGCCGGTGGTCCCAATCCGAATGGTGCAGGTGGTGATCCGTTAGAGCAGGTTGCACAACTTGTCGACGCGCTGCCTCCCGAAGCTAAGCAAGCACTTGGCACAGCAATATCGCGTGGCGTACCCGTTCGTGACGCGCTTGAACAGATCGTTCAGACTGTTCAAGGTTCCAACGGAGCACAAGAGGGAGAAGCACAGTGAGTGATGTTAGTGCGAATGATGGTGCAGCGTTACCAGCTGCCGACGCAGATGGACTTAACCAACGTATCGACCAGATGGTCGTCGAAGGAGACGGTGGTGCACAAGCTCCAACTCAGACACCGGAGGGTCAGCCGCAAGTCCCGGCGAGTAGTCAGCCGCCTAGCGGTGCAGACGGCCAAGGCGGTCAAGCTCAGCCTGCTGCGCAACAGCCACAACCAGCGGGCACCGATCTTGATCCTACCGCACAAGGACAAGCCCTAACGCAGCAACAGCGTCTCGGAAGCGATGCGAACGGTAACCTCGTCGACCAAGCAGGCAACGTTATTGCCAAGGCAGGTAAGGAGCGTCGCTTGTGGGAACGAGTGCAACGTATGGAACACTTCGAAGTGCCTCAGATGCGTCAACAGATCACAGAGTTGACGCAGGCTGCGGGACAGCGAGAAGTTCTGAACAACGTCCCACGACAACTCGGACTCTCCGACGAGGAAACGTTGCAAGGTATGCGACTGATCGCGTCTTACAAGAAGGACCCGGTTGCTACCATCAACTACATCTTGACAGAAGCCCGAAGCGCGGGGCACAATCTACAGGGCGTGGGCCAGGGACAGGTCGATCTCGCAGCCATTAATCAGCTGCTCGATCAGCGTCTCAAGCCCTTGATTGACGACCGTGAGGCAGTGCAACGACAGACTGAAGCGAGCCAACAAGCGCAGATACAGTACAACGACTTCATTACGCGCTTCCCCGATGCTGCTACTCACGAGGACGTTCTTGCTAGACTACTTGCTGGCGACCCGAAGTTGTCGGCAGAGGCCGCATACTACCAGCTTAAGCTGTGGGTCCAAGAGAACGGACTGAACTGGAACCAACCCTTGCAGGCGCAGATCGCCACGTTACAAGCGCAAGGTGGCAACACACAGCAAGCCGTTCCCCCAATCGGGGGCAATCGTGGCGGTAACGCACCCGTCACGGACACAAGACAAGCGGCGGCTGTAGCCAGTGCTGATGCGGACACTGCGGACATCGTTAGGGAAGCGATGCGCGAAGCGGGGATGAACCCCGACTAGCCTATCGCACAGCATGGAGTGAGCAATGACGGTCTTAGAGACAGTCCTGAATTCAACGCTCACCAAGTCGCGTAAGAAGCTAATCATGGCTTCCATCAAGGCCAACGCTCTCGTAGCGTGGGCCTTCGCGACCAATCGCGTTGAGTTCGAGAGCGGTGGTCACGAGATCACGAACCCGTTGATCATCGGTCGCAACCCCAACGTCACGTCGTACGAGTACTACGACAGTCTGCCGATTGCGCAGACGGACGAGTTCATCACCGCCAAGTACGGCTGGTCACGTGTCGCCGGTTCCGTTATTATCTCCGATCAGGAGGAGGACGAGAACAGGGGCGAGACAGCGATCTTCAAGCTGATCAAGGCGAAGATGGATGTGCTCGAAGAGAGCATCAAGGAGAAGTTCGCTGGTTACCTCTACGGTTCCGGCGCCGGTACGGACCCGAACGGTCTGTCCAACTTGGTACCCGACGACCCGACCACGGGCACGTTGGCGACGATCAGTCGCGTTACGGAGACGCAATGGCGCACGTCGTCATACGACTTCAGCGATACACTCGATGAGACGAACATCGAAGAGGCGTGGGATGACATCCTTCTCGATCTCAAGCAGAAGGAAGACCGTCCGGACGTGATCATCACGGGCCGGAACATCTTGCGCAGCTATCGGACAGCGGTACGCGACAAGGTTATCCTCAACCTGTCCGAAGGCAGCAACAACGGGAAGCGCATGTTCGACTTGGGCTTCCGTGGCGTGTCACACGACGGCATCCCCATGCTCTACGATGAGGACTGTCCCGTCGACAAGGCGTACTTCCTCAACTCGAAGTTCCTGCGGCTGCACATTCTCCGTCATGTCAACATGAAGGTGAAGCAGTTGGTCGCACCGTGGAACGTCGATGCACTCGGTCGCCGTGTCGTGTGGCAGGGACAGTGGGCACTGTGGAAGGCGTATCGTACGCACGCAGTCGTCAACGACTAAGGGGAGAAGTGATGGCGAAGGTTAAGCGTAAGTACGAGGTTCATGAGGTGCCGGACGACGAGAAGACCGTCCGGCGCGTCGTGAAACTCATGGCCCCTTCGGAAGCGAAGAAGCTGAAGAGGAAGGGCAAGAAGCACACCGGCTTCGGGTACGAAGATGTCAAGGACGACCGCCCGCAGTACGATGTGTACTTCCCAAGTGGCAACAGTATTCGCGTTGTCGGGGAAGCCGAACTCCTACGGCTTGGGTTCTCTGTCGGAGCCGGGCTGGTGGACATGGAAACCGGCGAGGATGTCGAGGAGCGTGAACCTGTTTCATTACGTGAACAGGTTGAGCGTAACACTCAACAGACTCGCCTTGAGTCGTAAGGAGGTAGTGTCATGGTAGGCACCACAATGCACCGTCACGGAACGTTCTTCCCTGACCGTATCAACCAGTATGTCAAGGCGATGCGGTTCGCCGCAGACCTTGGCGACGACGGCATCTACAAGTTATCGTTCGGAGCGCCTGCTATCTCGGACCCGAACGGTATCGTTGCCGCCTTCACCATTACGGGCGGTGTCACGATCCTCCCGGCATCGTTCGTTGGTGCGGTGGAGCCCGTCGTTGACTCCCCATGGGGACGCGGACTCTCCTTGGAGGGGTCAGCGGCGGGAACGCCTCTCGTTACCGTTACCGGCTTCGACTATCTCGGTCAAGCGATGACAGAGAACATCACGCTCGTCAGCGTCACTGAGACGTTCGGTGTGAAGGCGTTCGCGCGCGTGACTAAACTCGTGGTTGCGACGGGCATCACCGGAACCATCGACGTTGGGTTCAGTGACGTTCTCGGACTGCCGTACAAGACCACGGCAATCATTGAGG